TAGTTCTTTGCAACCAGTTATACATTTCAGTGTATGCATTTAAATTCTCATCAACTATAATCATAGCAGTTAATTCTCCAAATGTCAATTTATCCCCCGTGAATGGCACAGAAGTAACTCTCTTGTATGGCATCTCTACTGGATTAGATGACATCGAAGGATGTAGTACAGTTTGACAAAAGAACTCTAAGTTCTGAAAATGCTTGTGGTCTATCGTAAGCTTAAACGCATTGGGCTGTAAATAGTTGACGTTGTTCAACCCTGATGTTGCTGATGATGTTAATACTTCTAGACTAGGATTTAATGTAGGCATAGGTTGTTCCTAAAAAACTTTATATACCTCTATTTATATGCTTGACAAACACTATTTGATATGTTACAAAAGTATGTAATCAAGAGAAAGTGAGAATCATATGACACAGTTTGATAAATCTAAGTTTACTTACCACGGTGGATATCTTGAGTATACAGGCACCTACGAAGGTCAACCTACTTGGGATCAAGTAGCCCCTAACTGTCATCCCTCACGTGTAGGTATGCCTAAAGAATTGTTCATAGCTCGGTTTAAGTACAAAGGGCCTTTTACTAAAGCTAAATTTCTAAAAGAATTAATCAAAAGCTTTACTGTTGAAGAATATGTAGAAGCCCGTAGTAAAGAAGGTATTGAGGGTGCCCCTCTTGAAATTCTGAAAAATAAAAATCCTGAGTGGGCAGATAAAATCATGTTTCAATGGTTAAAGAAAATGTCTAATAAGATGGCATAAAAAAAGGCCCACCGAAGTGGACCTTAGTTGGGAGGGTTGAACCCCTCCCTTTTTTATATTTAAATCTTATGTAAGGATGTTGTCCACACGGAAGATTCTGTAGTACTGGTTTGTACGTGCAGTTGCAAGACCATCTGCAGGTGAAGCACCTACGAATGGGTTTGACGCCATGCCATAACGAGTTTTGAACCCGATACGTGGCTGGAAATCATCCTCACCTACGGCACGAACCATTGTCAACGGTACGTATGGGCAGTAGAATACACCTGCGTCATATGGGTTTGTACCTTTGTAGCCTACGTTGATGTAGTCTGAAGTTGCATATGGATCGATGTATACACGCATACGACCATTCAGAACACCTGCGAAAGTGTTACCTGTGTCATCAACATTCAAGTTGGTTGACAATGCAGGTGAATAGTCCAACATGCCTGAAGCAGCCAAAGCAGAAGCAACGTCTGAAGAACAGATAATGAAGTTACCTTTACCTCTACGTGTTTCTTTTGCGATTACGTTTGCTTCACGATCAAGCTGTACGCCCAAGCCTTTGAACTTCTCAGCAGACCAACGACCATCAGCATCGCTTGACAAGTCAAAGATACCTTTAGTTGTTACGTTTGCTTGACGTGCGCCGATTTTAGCTTGGCTGTTGATTGTACGGATTACTTCACGGTTGATTTCCGCAAGAATCTCTGTTGACAAGATGTTTGCCAACTCTGTTTCAGCGTCAAGACCATGAATAGCTTTCAGATCCTGTGCCAGTTCCAGAGTGTACTCAGCTTTCAAAGCACGTGACTTCGCAGTCACTGTTGCTTTTTCAATGCTGAAACCCATTTCTGCAAATGCTTCACCTGTGTTACCAAGTGCTTCAGCTTCAGTTGTGGTATATGCATCACCTGTATATGGAGCATAAGCTGAACCAGAGTCAACGATAGAACTGTCTACATCTGTGTCAGATACGCCAGCCAAACCTGATGGTGAACCGTTAGCAGTTGTTGCTGAGTCACCTGAGAAGCCTACTGCAGCTTCGTTGAACAGTGCTTCGTCACCTGAAGATACACCAGCTTTTGTGGTTTTGTACTTTGACTTCATTGCGAAGATCAAACCAGTTGGACCTGACATAGGCTGAACACCTGCAACGTCATATGCCATCATGTTTGGCATCGCACGTCTTACGAGTGAGATCAGGATTGGGTTCCAGTTATCTGCTGCACCAGTGGCTGCAGTACCTGCACCTGCAGCGTTAGCTGCGGTTTCTTGTAAACCTTGCTCACGCAGGGCATTTTCTGTGTTTTCAAGAACGGCTGCAGTAACAGAACGCTTGTGTGCATCGGTAATAGAACCGGCAGACTCTTCGTTCAATACTGGAGACCATTTCTCTACGAGACGATCATAAGTTTCCATAATTGGATCTCCTTAACTTATTTAGTTTTTCTTAGGGCTTGTAAATATTGCTCCATCATCGCTGAAGTTTCTACAGCTTCATCGGCTGTGTCATCTTCTGACTCTTCTGCGATAACAGATGTAGCGGTCTTCTGTGAGAAGTATGATTCTTTCAGTGTCAACACCTTAGAGGCGAATGACTCTGCGTCATCAAAATCTACAGATTCTGCTAGTTTGGCAAGCTTTTCAACCTGAGTTTCTGCTAGGTCTTTTGACGCTTCACGAATAATCGCATCACGCTTGTAAGATACTAGCTCTTCTTGGATTGTCATAGCTTTAGCAACGGCTTCGTTGTACTGTTCTTCTAGTTCTTCGTTAGCTGTTGCCAGTTCGTCTACTAGGTCAACTTTGGACTCAGGAACTTCAACATAAGATTCTACAAACAAGTCTTTCAACTTATCCATGAAACCTTCTGCGATTTCTGAACGAAGTCCAGATTGAATCGCAAGTTTGTTTTCTTCCATCCAATTTTCAACCACATAGTTGAGGTAGCTGTCTACTTTCTCAACAAGATCAGCTTTTGTTGACTGAATTTCTTCATCAAGTTGTTCTTGATATTCAGTTTCCAAACGGTTGATCTCTTCTGAGATTTTTGACTTTACCGCTGCTTCAAAGATTACTGCAGTTTTGGCTTTAAACTCATCGCTGAGTGTTGCCTCAGATTCAACAAGAGCATTTAAGTCTTCACTAAAATCTCCATCAATCTCTACTGACTCCGCTTTCATTGGTGTTGCAGAACCCTTTTGCATTGGTTCGCTGTTACTCTTATCACCTTTACGCTTTTTAGCTGCAGGTGCTTTAGTCTCTGCTGCATCATTAGCAGCAAGCGACTGAGCTTCAGCATTCTTAGGATCGTGTGCTTCTTCGACTTCCATCTCGTCTAGAAGTTCCACATCCTGCTCTTCGATTTGATCAGTCATGTTTGACTCCTTAATCATGTTTGTTTCAATAACGAGAGGAAATTTTTATACTCACGAACCTGCGTCTCATAAAGATCCGCACGTGGAGCACGTTTGATTTCAGTCTCTATTCTTTCAATTTCTTGAGCTTCAATGATGCCATTATTCCAGACCCACTCAACACCTTCCATTATTCCATTAACAAAAGCATTCGGTGCAGATGGATCTTGTACGATATCAACCGTATTAAGCATAAAGTCATCTTTGACGTACATAGTTCCGTTACGTTGCTCAAGGCTACCCATACCACGAGTCGAGACACCTAGTTGAACACCACCTTCTAGTAAACCTTTTACAATATTACCCATAGGAGTATCCAGTATCTGTGCCTTACCCACAACATCATTTCCCTTCCAAGAAAGTTCTGTGATCTTGTGAGATACTTTATCCAAGTTAACAGTTGGTCCATCAGGGTGATTTAACTCGCCCACCGCTCTGTTCTTGGAAACTTGTTCTGAAACATATTTATCTACAGCCTTTTCCATAATAGGCTTTGGGTAGACACGTCCGTTTCTATTCTTAGATTCGGCTTGCATGAAGACCCCCTCAATCACATGTGATTTAGATCCATCTTCTTTTTTCTCTACGATGCACTGAACATTTGTTTCAGTGTATTCTGTGATAAGCTTCATCTAGTTAACCTTTATATTGCTTGACAAACTCTTTAGCCATCTTCTCAGCTTCTTTCTGAGACTTATAGCTATCTAGTCTATCACCATCGATGTACACAACAAACCCATTCTTTTCCTTAGTGATCTTTACAGGAATACGATCAATCTTAGTATCCAAGATTGTATTTCCAGAAGGCTTTCTTCCTGCAAGTTCTCTAATATCTTTAAATGTTTTTGTCATGTTCTTTATTTTTCTTTTATTTATACTAAAAAGATTTTTGGTATACTATTGTTCTTCTTCATCTTCTTCTGTATCATCTTCTAGCTCATCTAGTGCGGCTTCGACTTCTTCCTCTGAAGGATCATCTTCGTCCAACTCAGCTTCTGCACCATTGAACATCTGATCTGCTACTGCAACCTTTTCTTGGTCAAGTGCATCAGACATTTTATCTGCTAAAAGTTCATGAAATGTTGGCGCAGCTTTAGAAAAATCTTTATCTACAACAGCGTCAATAAAATCGTGTAGTTTTGTGTCTGGACTCATTTGCGGTTCACTCATTGGTCTTCATCCTCATCATTGTTTATCTCTCCAGCTTGCGTTTCTTGTGCAATCTGATCTTTCATTTGTTTCATACCATCATCATCCAACATCAGAATGTTTTTCATGACATACTCTTTAGAGAAGAACTCTCCGACATACTGTTGTACTTGATCAAGAGTTTGTAATCTGTTTGCAAGTAACTCAGCATCTTTAAGTTCTGTAAAGTGGTTATCCCTTATATAGTCAATCGCAATATCGTTCTTCCATTGATTCCAATCTTCTTCAGTGATTAATCCCTTCATGATCAACTGTTTCTTAAGGATCTCTGTGAATAGCATTCCAAATCTATTACGAAGTCTGTCAACAAACTTTTGGAACTTGACTTCATCTCTAGAGATTTCTGTAGATCTTCCTAGAGAGAACTGTGCCTCTTGCTCTAATCTATTGATAGGTACATTCAGTGAACGGTATAATCTCTTTTGAAAGTAGATAATATCATCAATCTGTCCAAGGTTTTCACCACCAGGCAATGTAGAGATCTCTGTACCTCTACCACCTTCTCTACGTGGCAACCAAAAGTCTTCAAGCATTGACATGTGCTTACGATCATCTCTGATCTTACCTGTGTCTGCATCATAGACAAGTTTGTTGCGATAACGTGCCATGATATCTTTCATGTACGTTTCTGCCTTACCTCTTGGTAAGTTACCAACATCAATGTAGAAGATACGTCTCTCAGGTGCTCTAGCTAGTCTGTAAATAACTAGCGAGTCTTCCATCATACGCAACTGGTTAATCGGCTTTAGTGCTTTATGTAAGTGAGAAACGACACGCTTACGGTCAACATCCAAAAGACCTGATGTGACATAACTAACAGAGTCTGTAGAAAGCTTTACACCCTGATTAGTACCGCCTGGTTTCTCCTGATAGATGTAGAACTCATTGACATTATCAATA